TACGATCCCAAGTCCAGGAGACTCGAAAAGTTTGTTGGACAGACGACACCCTCTACGGAGAAGTCGTGTCAGCCTACGCATTACGAAGCCGTCCAATTTGCACAGAGTCCCTACGAGTGTCCAGCTTCAGGGAGACCCTCGATGGGTGTAATTACTTAAAAGGGAGATGCTCTTTACAAGTATAAATGATTCCAATTAACCGTGAGACGATGTTGATCGTCGGTGTGATTATATGTGCCGCCGGTATTATCTTCCTCTTCAACGAACTGAAGAAAACTAGGGATGAGGTGAATAGTGTGAAGCAGTATTCTCTACAGATCACCAAGGAAATTGAATCAAAACCGCCACAGATTGAAGAAGTCGAGAGAGAGGATGTAAAATCCGAGGAATAAACTTGTGCCCCTATTATAACTTGCGAATGCGCAATGAAAAAGTACAAAGCTATTGCAATACCGGTTAGCTTCGTGGACGATAAGCCAAGGTTCCTCACGGTGAGGGATTGGCGATTCAAGGATTGGATTTTCGTCACGGGTGGGTGCAGACGGAGGGAGATTCTAAATCCTCTCAGGTGTGCACTTAGGGAGTTGGAGGAGGAAACGAGGGGGGTCGTGTCCCTAAAAAATGGAGAGTACACGGAATTTAAATTTACAGTCAAGGAGAGTCCCACGGTAGATCTAGAATACAACGTTTACATATTTTTTGTAGATTATAACAGAGCCGAACAACACTCGCAGGTCAAGAAGTTTTACGAAGAGAAGCAGAAGACAAGCCTAAAGAAGTTGATGAACCAGCCCATTAAGAAGACCCACGATGAAAACGATTACATGAGTTATGACACACTAGAGGAATTTAACACACGTAAGCGTTGGAAGCTCATAGTGGATAACGTTTTGAAGAATCCACAGTTCTATGCCTGTATAACTTCTTTGAATAGAAAAACATTTTCTATAAAATAATGAAGTCAAAGGCTTTCATTTTGATGCAGATTGAAGAATTATTGAAAAGTAATAGAGGTCTCTGTGAACAGGAGATTAAGGAATGGTTGGAGGAGAATAAGGACAGGACGGTCTATGAACTCCTCACTATAAAGAAGGAACTTTCCGAAACCCAGGAATATCAGGATGTATCCTGTATGAGGTGGTTTAGAGAATAAGGTCTCTACCTAGGTATGTTTAATAAGTGGTGCATTTCCCAACAATTTACTAACGCATCCAATATATCACATGTACGAATGGACGGTGGTGTCCTCTCGGTACCATTTGATAGATTGAATGAGTTTCATGAAAAGTATGTGGAGGCGGTGAGTTCGGGTGAGAAGTTGTTTCTCGTTGAGCAAAAGAGCCCAACCTATAACTTCTTCGTCGACATAGACTACAAGGATGTCGAATCCTTGACGATGGAAGAAATCAAGGATATCTGTAAGGTCATTTGTGACAAGGTCAAGAGACATGGTGGTAAGAACTGTCTCATTTCGGTTTCACCTCCCAAACAATGTGGTTCCCTCGTGAAGACCGGGGTCCATCTAAATTGGCCAGGTTTCGTGGTGGACCAGGCGTCCGCAATAGCTCTCAGAGATCATATTTTGGTTGCACTCTCTATAGCTAAGGGTTCCCTAGATTGGAATGAAATCATAGATGCAGCTGTCTATGGTAATGTCCAGAGGGGGACAAAGGGGAGTGGTTTTCGTATGATTTGGTCCCACAAGATGGCCAAGGGGGTGGAACAACTCGCATATCTCCCAGTATTTGTATACACCCACGGACCACTCAGTACCATCCTAAAGATTGATCGGAAACCCGACCTAGAAATTCTAAAGATGTCAGTGGTTCGAACGGACGCTCCCCAGACACATGTGATTGAACCACCATCTGCTACCATTGGGGAGGGAAAATTTACTCGTGAGCAAACGAAGGACGAGGTCCACAATGAGGAATTGAGATACATGATTGAGAAATTTGTAAAAAAGAATTTGGAGGGACAGGGTGGTGCCACGATTACAAAAATATTCAAACACAATCTTTTATATTTAGTTTCAACAAATTCAAAATACTGTGAAAATCTCAAAAGAGATCATGGGTCGAATCATGTATGGTTTATAATCAGTGGACGATGTATTCTCCAAAAATGTTTTTGTAGGTGTGAAACTATTTTGGGGAGGAGGGATGGTTTCTGTAAAGACTTTTGTGGTCGGCGTCATGAACTTCCACCTAACATAGTCTCCCATCTGTACCCAGATATTTCGGAAGTTAAAAAGTGTAAGGATATCAAGAAGTTTGTCGAACCCCCTAAAATTGAATCTGGGGGTTTGAACACTTCAATAGAGAAATTTATACAGGTCAATAAGGAGGGTCAAAGTAATACAAAAGTTTTGAGAATAACTTCGAGTACCTCTGGTTTCAATGTTCTCACCAACTCAGGATATTGTGAAACAATCAAGGGTGTCCACGATGATTCTACAACTATGGTCTACCAAATCAAAAAGAGGAAGGTGATCACCCAGTACTGCCCAAAGTGTAAAGAAACGAAGCGTGTCAGAAAACATGAGCTACATTCCAGTATAGCATCTAAGCTGTCTTCTAAAGGTACTTAAACAGATGTAGCCTAAATACATTAAATGCCCGCCGCTGTCACGACACGCTCAGGAAGAAAGATTAAAAAGCCGGAAAACTTCGTACCCACCGAACACAACGTTGAAGATGATTTCGGCGACGATGAACATGATTCTGATTTCAATTCTGACATCGATACCTCAGATGAAGAAGACTTTAGTTCGGAAGATGATGAGAGTGACATGGACGAAAATGGAAATCTAAAGGATTTTGTGGTAGATAGTGAAAGTGAGAGTGAGGAAGAATAAGCTTAAAAAAATAGAGTACAGTATTAGAAATGGAAACTGATATAGGAAATCCAATTGATTACAATCCTAACATCGATCCCCTTATACAGGAAAAAGTTGATGAACCCCAACCCCAAGAGGAACAGCCATACTATTTCCAGCAACCTGAAATGAACTATTCCCCACAACCTGAAAAGACTGATTTTTTTTCATCCGTAGACAAGTCCACTTGGATTGTAGCGTTCGCTGTATTTTTACTTGGTTTCTTCATGGGTAAGACCATGCAACCTGTCATCCTCAGATACAACTAAATCTTACTTCTCAAATCCTTTTCGATTTGAGCAATAAGGTTATTTACCCATTTATTTTTTTATATTTACGCAGAGGGCTCCTCCTCGACTGTGTCGAGGGCCTCTTCAGCCTCTCTCTGTTTACGACGTTCCTCAATCTCAGCGGCGACGATCGCATCGGCTTCCTTGACGAGCTCTTCCATCGGGGCATCGGGCTTTTCCTTCTTGAGCTTCTCTAAAACTTCGGAGGGGTGGCTGATTGGTGCCTCATCTGGTTTGGTGTAGAACTTTGAGTTCTCATCACCCGGGGTGTAACCAGTCTTGGTATCCATCATACCCTGTTTACGCTCTTGGAACATCCTCGCAGCTTGGGATTGGTTCTCCTTGTAGCCAGTCATAATCTCTTCGAGTTTATCGTTCGTGTAGTGTACGTCCTCAATCTTGGAGGAATCTGGTGGAATGAGGAGCCACTTGTACATATCCACAACGTAGATGTCGAAGGTGGCATCCTCCTTCTGTAGACGCTTCGCGTGGTTCGCCGCCTCATCACGGGTCGAGAAGGCACCACGAAGTTTGATACCAAACTTATCAGTCTTTTGGGGACACTCTGGACCAACGATAGAGATGCACGCAAAGACCTGACCGGGGACGGTTGTATAATCCTGTTCGAGAGACATTATATTCTTAAAGTGCACTAAAACTTTAAGCCTACTTAAAAGGTTGTCGATATAGTATACATATGCACCAATTTTGGGATACACAGCCAGTGCCTAGGGAGGGGGTGGCACCTGGTGAAATCGAAGGGGGTAGGGAATGTAAATCTGAACCACCCACACTCCCGGATGGTTTTATGTGGTCACAGAGTACATTGGATGAGGCGCACCTATTTTTATCAAACTACTACGTTTCAAATGATACTTTCAGACTCACCTACACTAGGGATACTTTGAAGTGGGCTATTCAGGATCATGTCGCCATTCGCAAAAGGGACACCAGTGAACTTGTTGGATACATTTCGAGCGCCCCCCTAGATGTGAGGGTTGAGGGCGAGACCAGGAAGATGGTGCAAATAAACTTTCTATGTATCCACCCCTCCATGAGGTCTATGCGTCTGGCACCCATCCTGATTGGTGAAATTAGGAGACGTGCAAATAGTCTAGGAATTTGGCAGGCCATGTATACCGGGGTTTCTAGGATACCCACACCCATCGCCAAGGCGAACTATTGGCATAGATTCTTGGACGTCAAGAAACTTATAAAGTTGGGGTTCCATAAAACAAATCGTCCTAGGGAAAACTATTACGAAGTTCGGGGTCCATGTAAGTATTCATGGAGGAAGATGACCTCTAGGGATGTCCCTAGGGTGACCCACATTCTCAAAGAGTACACCAAAGATTTCAAAATTGCCCCAGTCATAACGAAAGACTATGTCAAACGATGGGTCCTACCAACCCATGCCTATGTGAATGATCAAAGTGACACCTTCATATCCCTCTATAATATTCCCTATGAACGCAATGATGGAGAGGGTACGGTGAACCAAGCCTACCGATTCTACCTAGTTGGTGATGTATACAATGACGCCTTCCTCATAGCGAAGAATTTGGGATACGATGTTCTAAACTCACTTGATGTGGGTGTAGGTAGTAAGTACCTAGAGGACCTTAAATTCATGCCCGGTTCGGGTCACGTGTACTACTATTTGTTTAATTGGAACCTAAGTGAATCAATTGAAACAGAAAGTATATCCCTCATTTTACCATAATGAGGACTGGTGGTACAGGTGGTGCGAACACGAACGCGAGTGGAAAACCTTTCGAGGAATGTTTTCGTCCATTGGGGACTCATGTGATTGGGGGCAAAGTCTTTGAGTACATTGACCAAGACAAATTTGTTGAGCACATGAGGGACCTAAAAGATCCACAGTGGACACACAAAAAGAAACCCGACGGTGCACTCATTAGTGAAGACAGAAAAACTGTATTTATCATTGAATGTAAACATCAAATTGTCGCGGGTTCGGTGGATGAAAAGATTCGTTGTGGACCATGCCTTTTGGAAGAGTATAAACATCTTTATCCCACGGTTGATAATATCTATATGATGTTCATCGTAAATGAATGGTGGTTCTCACAAAAAAAATACGAAGTTGCTATTGAATTTAACAAAAAACATGGGATACCAGTATTTTTTGCGAAACAGAAAATTGAGTCTGCGTGGAGAGTGCATGTTCAAAAATCAACAAACAAGTGGACTTTTTATCCAGCCTTTTACGTTGTCGATGAAGAAGAAGTTTTTAATTGGATGACGAGACAAGTACTTCAGTCGTCCTAGATTCTGGGTTCTTACTGTTGATGGCTCGACGTGCTTCTAGTTCCTTAATTTTGTAATCTGAAAATGTGTTCACAACTAAATCAACCTTTGCGTTGCTCATCACAAAGTCTACACCAGATTTCTTGGTGAGTTCGAAAAGTTCCTCATGATCCTTCAACCCAAACCCATCTTTGGTGTAGCCCACGAAGGATGTTTTCGTCTCAGGTGCGTAAGGTGGATCCAGGTAGGTAAAGTCTCCACGCCCCATATTTTCAAAAGCCTCTCTAAAATCACACTGTCTAAATTCAACATCCTTGATGAGTTCACTCACTTCGGTCAGCTCCTCTAGGGTAATTTGGGCAGGTGTGGTTTTATAATGACCGTAAGGTACGTTGAATCCATTTGGTCCCTCCCTGTACACACCCCTAAAGCACATCTTGTTGAGGAATATAAACATCGCTGAACGTTGGGGTGTCTCCACCTTTTCTGTATTGAATCTCTGTCTCACCCAGTAGTAGTAATTCTCCTTGGATTCCTTGGCTTCCTCCAGGGTTTGGGGTTTTCTATTCACCACCAATCCAGAACAACCTTCATATTCTTCGTACAACTTCGTGAGGTGGGTGTGAACTTCTGTGGGGGTGGATTGGATATTCTTGTACAATGCGATGAGTGACCCATTTAGATCGTATGCAAATACTTTACCGTGGACGAGACCCCTCGAAAGTACAGATAGCAGAACACTCCCACCACCCACAAAGACTTCATGATAGTTTGTAATATTTGAAGGAAATAAACCTAAGACGTCCTCGATAATTTGAGTTTTACCACCAACCCATTTAATAAACGGTTTCATATTCTAATTTCAAATTAAAGTTTTAAGCCGTTAATTGAATATGGAAGAGATTCGTCGGAACCACAATGATGCCAAGAGGTCCCTGATACAGTCTGTCGCTCAGAAGGGGCAGTGTATTCTGGATGTTGGGTGTGGTTTTGGTGGTGATCTTCAAAAATGGCACAAGTGTGGGGTCAATATAAACATGTGTGACCCAGAGCCATCGGCCCTAGTGGAGGCTAGGTCCCGTGCGAAAAATATGCACCTACGGGTGAACTTCTACGAGGGTGACATACACCAGTGCCCGAATAGAAAGTTCGATGTGGTGTGTTTCAACTTTTCTTTACACTACATCTACAAGACGAGGGAATTCTTCTTCAGTTCTCTACGGGAAATCAAGAAGCGTATAAAACCAGGTGGAAAATTGATAGGTATCATCCCAGACTCTGAGAAGATTGTGTTTAAGACACCTTACCGGGATGGGGATGGAAATTACTTTCTAACACGTGGTGGGTATGGAGAATATGGTGAGAAGATGTTTGTACACCTGGTGGACACCCCATACTATGCGGATGGACCAAAGCCAGAGCCTATATGCTACAAGGACCGCCTTGTGACGAGTTTAGAGGAGATGGGATTTAGACTAGAACTTTGGGAGGGTCTCACAGGAAACCCAATCTCAGAGTTCTATAGTAAATTTATCTTTGTATATAAGAGATGATAGCGTTTATTGCATTGATACTCATCAACTTCCTGATACTCCAGAAGACCCATGAACCCCATGAGTTTAAGGAGGTCAAGGAGAAGTATCGTATTCTCAGGGAGCACCTCGACGACACCAATAATGAAAAGTTCCACATGTTGGTGCGTCACGTACCGGTTACGGGTTTTACACGTATGAAGGATACGGTGGGCTACAATACAAACAAGGGTGGTGAGATTGTGGTGTGCCTCAAGGGAAATTCCAATGAGATTTTCCATGTACTCATCCATGAGTTGGCTCACTGTACGGTCAAGGAATATTCCCACTCCCCAGAATTTTGGAAGAACTACACGGAACTTAGGGACATGTGTGTGGAGTTGGGTATATACGAAAAGATACCAGAGAAGACAAAGTTCTGTGGTCAGCACATTCAGGATAAATAATCTTGGGATACATTAAATGAAAACACCTGTGAGTGTTTTAATTTCAGTCATAGCATATTGGTTGGCTATATTTGGTGTGATGTTGGTACCAACATTCACTAATATATACTGGTTCAACCTTATCTGGTTAACTATGGTTATACCAAATGTTCTCCGTCTCATCGTGAACACGATTCCCCGCCTCGCGGTTGACCGTATCTTCTTCTTCGCGACAACTATGTTGTCTATGATATCCATGTATTTCATTAACCGGATTTGGGACAAGTCCAAGTCGGCTGTGGAATCTACCCAAGATGACAGGAAAAAGAAGCAGATTTTAACCTTCTTGTTGATGTCGACTTTCGCCGGTGGTGCTCTTATAACATATTTTGCGGGTATTGATAATTCCATCTACAGTAACCTGGGATGGGAACGTTAAGGCTTAACTATGTAATCCTTCACAAAGTAAAAAACGTCGGCTGCTACCACACCAGTGGAGGCGAGACCAACCATACTTCTACCCCCTTGTTCGTTAAGGAACTTGGGGATAGAGGTCGCCAATTTGTCTTGGACTGGTTTGCTGATAGCGAGGGCGGTGCACGCTTCGACGATGGCTGCGGTCATTTGATCATCGGTGAGATTGAGGAGATTCTTGCTTTCCACCTTGGTCTCTGCAGGTGGAGCATAACTTCCCTGTGGTTGG